CAAGCAAGTGGGTCTTATGCAGGACTTTATATTAGAACAAGTAATTCAGGTGATATATCGTTTAATGCTTCAGATTCATCTTCTACAAATGTAGGAGCCGCGACTTATGCAAGTTGGACCAAGACAAGTCCAAATTCAGGTTCCACAATATCAATTCCAAATGTTTATCAGTATCACGCAAATGGTGTTGAAACAAGTGGTGCTGGAACAACTGCGGTTACAAATTCTTATGCTTTTTATGCTAATGCAAATGAAGGCACATCAGACATTACAAACGAATATGCTTTTTATACAGCAGACGCTGATATGATGTCAGCAATAGGTAAGCTAATATCATACAGAGAAAAAATTGCTACCTTAACATCTAGTTCCACAATTACTGTGGATTGCTCATTAAGCACGGTCTTTACGTGTACTTTAGCAACAAACACAGAATTTAATATTACAAATTTAGCAACAGGTCAATCCGTGACTATTATTATCACACAATCAGGAGGCAATAGAACTGCTGACTGGGGGACGTCAGGATCAACTGCTGTTAAGTTTCCTGGTAATTCACATACACTTTCAACAGGAGCGGCTGACGTGGACGTTGTAACTATATTCAACGACGGAACTAACTATCTTGGTAACATGGCCAAAGATTATTCATAAGGAGATTAAATGCCTTTAGGATTTGCAAAATCACAATTAGTTTTCAAAGAACACGCTGTACCATACGCAATAGACTTCCTAGTAATCGCTGGAGGTGCCTCTGGTGGTGCTTGGGTTGGAGCAGGAGGAGGTGCTGGAGGATATCGTAATTCGTATGCTTCAGAATCTTCAGGTGGTGGTGCTTCTACTGAAACTGATTTAACAATTACAGAAGGCACAGTTTATACAATAACAGTTGGAGCAGGTGGGGCATCAGCGTCCTCATCGAGCACTCCAGCTGATACCGCAAACAACGGATCAGCATCATCCATAGCAGGTGGAGATATTACTAACATTACTACCGTTGGTGGTGGTGGTGGAGGTAATAACAACGACTATGACGGAGGTGATCCTTTTAGTTCAACCATAGGTGGAGATGGTGGATCTGGAGGTGGTAATTCGAGAACAAGTGTACCAGCTCAAGCCGCATCAGTAGGTAGCGGAACTGCAAACCAAGGATTTGACGGAGGTCCAGGACCTGGAGGTGCTACATATTCAGGTGGCGGTGGAGGAGCCGCAGAAGCAGGTAACACCGATGGATTAGACAGTACTGGTGGATATGGTGGTGATGGTTTAGATAGTTCAATCACAGGATCCGCTGTCACAAGATGTGGAGGTGGAGCAGGTTGCACTAGTGGCGATCATTCCTCTAACGGTAGAGGTGGAACTGGTGGAGGTGGATCAGGAGGTGGAACAGATAACGCAACAGACGGAACGGCAAACACTGGAAGTGGTGGGGGAGGCCAGCGTGAAGGTGGACACCCAAGTGGAGATGATAGTGGAGCTGGTGGTTCTGGAGTAGTTATATTACGAATACCTACTTCAAGTTATTCAGGAACAACATCAGGAAGTCCGACAGTTTCAACAGATGGTTCAGATACAATTTTAGTTTATAATGGAACGGGGACATACACAGCATAATGGCACATTTCGCAGAATTAGATAACGATAGTAAAGTAATACGAGTTTTAGTAATAGCAAACGCAGTATTAGATGATAATGGATCAGAAAATGAACAACAAGGAATTGATTTATTAAAAAGTTTATATGGAACTAATACTACTTGGAAACAATGTTCATATAACAATAATTTTAGAAACAAATATCCAGCAGTTGGTGATACATATGATTCAGCTCGTAATGCTTTTATAACTGATCAACCATATGCAAGTTGGACATTAGATAATAATGGTGTTTGGAATGCACCAGTAGCAAGACCTGATACTACAAATGCTTATCGTTGGCTTGAAGATACGCAAGAGTGGGAACAATTTACACCTTAATTGAATCATCCAAATTCAAAAGCGTCTTTGTTCATATTTGATACTAATATAATATTATTATTTCTAAAAATCATTAAATAACAGCGTTACGTAATAATAACCTTTAAGGAGGAATTTTTTATGACAGCACTTTCCACATATGCTGAGCTTAAGGTCTTAGATTTATTGTTTAAGAATACATCTTATTCAGCTCCAAATGCATATATTGGATTATTCACTACTTCACCAACAGATTCAGCATCAGGTACAGAAGTAAGTGGTTCAGGATATGCAAGAATACAAATTGATAATAAAATGAGTTCTGCCACAGCAGGAGCAGACAATAGTTCAATACTTAATAGTTCAACAATTACTTTTTCAGCCGCTTCAGGTGGCTCTTGGGGTTCTATTACTCATATTGGAATATTTGATGCAGTAAGTTCAGGGAATTTATTAGCCCATGGAGCCTTACTTGCTTCAAAGACGATAGGAGACGGAGATACATTTTCCATATCAAGTAACAATTTAACAATTACAATAGATTAGTTTAATTAGTCTATACATATTAAATGGCTACTAAATTAGGAACAGCAGTATTACAAATAAATGTTAACATAGGTACCCCTTACGTAAAGGATGATTATGTTGCATTAGGCTATGTTGAAGGTGGAATTGTAGCAGGTAATATAGCAAGATTATTAATAAATGTCAATATTGGTACTCGTTATGTAGCAAAAGACTACGTTGCAGTTGATTATGTACAGGAAGGCATAGTAGCTTCACGTACAGCGGCGGGCCCACCAGAAGCAACGTTAGTAATAACATCTACCGTTAGTGCAACAGGTAGTATAGCTAAAGATGCAGATCCATATAATACATTTATATTAAGCAAAGAAACAAGATTAAATACAGTTATGGCAGAAACAAGATTGTTTCCTGTTTTACAAGAAACAAGAAGTTTTAAAATTAAACGACCAGCATTCGTTGGTGCCACAAGGAAGGATACTATAAATGTCTGATTTGACGGGCTATAAAAAAGATTTTTTAGGAATTTATATTATTAAAGACCCTGATGCCAATATCCAGTATGCGTTGGATTTTACAAATTATTTAAACACAGGAGACACAATTTTAGATGACTCTACAGGTGAACCTACAGTTACATTAGGAACAATTTCAGGAGATGCAAGCCCATTAGCATTTCCAACATCACACGCAACAGACGTTTCAGCAACAACAACAAAAGTTACATTTAGAGTAAATGCAGGCACAGCCGGCAATGTATATCCAGTAGAAGTAAAAGTAGTAACTGATAATGGCGATACAGATGTAAGACATTTTAGAATTATCTGCAAAGATAAAGGATTAGAATAATGGGAATAGTACCAGATAACAGAGGAAAGAAATATAAAACACACGATCAGGAGATGATTAAGAGATTAGCATCTACTATGTGCACCTATGCGGAAATAGGTTACATTATAGGTATGACTGGTGACGGTGTTAAAAGAAGATTTAATAAAGTTATAGAAGAAGGTAGAGCAAAAGGAAAAGCAAGTCTAAGATCTGCCCAGTTTGAAAAAGCCTTAGCCGGTGACACCCGTATGCAAATTTGGTTAGGAAGAAATTATTTAGATCAAAAAGATGACCCTAACGCACAAGAAAATACAACACCATTACCGTGGGAGGAAGATAAAGAATAATGAAACTATCAGTACCACAAAAATCAGTAGCACAAGACCAAACTAGATTTAGAACAGTTGTGGCAGGAAGAAGATTCGGCAAAACAACTTTAGCTATTAGAGAAATATGTTATCATGCTAGAATTCCAGAGCAAATATGCTGGGCAATTTTGCCAAGTTACAGACAAGCAAAAATGGTTTGGTGGGATCAATTAAAAACAAGATTAAACAAATTAAATTGGGTTAAAAAAATAAATGAAGCGGAATTATCTATTGTGTTAAAAAATAATAGTAAAATATGCTTAAAAGGTGCAGACGGAGCTGGGTTTGAAAACTTACGGGGATCTCCTAAATTAAACTTTGTAGTATTAGATGAAGTTGCTAATATTCCACAACAAGCATGGACAGAAGTTTTAAGACCTGCGATTGCAGATTCTAAAGGAAAAGCATTGTTTATAGGAACTCCAAAAGGAGTTGGAAACTTTTTATATGATTTATATCAAGAAGGACAAGATACAACAAATGATAGTTGGTCAAGCCACACATTCACAACAATTCAGGGGACGTTTGTAGATCAAAAAGAAATAGAAGAAGCAAGAAGAGATTTAGATAAAAAAACGTTTGAACAAGAATTTGAGGCCACTTTCGTTACATATAGTGGGTTAGTTTATTATGGTTTTAAGAGATCAGAAAATGTAAAAGAACTTACATTTAATAAACCACAAAAAATGATTCATATTTCAATTGATATGAATATTGATCCAATGTCGGCAGTATGTTTTGTTATAGATAATAATAGAATAATTGTTATTGATGAAATAGAAATGTATGGAAGTAATACAGATGAATTAGTAAATGAAATATATTCAAGATTTCCAGGAACTAAAATATTTGCCTACCCAGATCCATCTGCAAAAGCACGTAAATCTAGTTCGGGTGGACGTACGGATATTTCAATCCTTGCCAACGCGGGGTTTATCGTGAAAGCTCCCAATAAACATATGCCAGTTAGAGATAGAATAAATTCAGTTAATTCAAAATTATGTAATGGTAAAGGTGAGAGAGGAATCTTAATTCATCCTAAATGTAAAAAACTAATTAGTTGTTTAGAAAGACAAATATACAAACCAGGTACATCACAACCAGATAAAGATTCTGGCCATGATCATATGAATGATGCATTAGGTTATGGTATAAGTTACTTGTTCCCAATTACAAGACAATACAATGTACAACCACAAGTAAATTGGTCAGTAAGGATAGCAAAATAAAATGACAGATTATACAGTAAATCAAGATCCAAAATCATTACACGACAATTATACTGAGCTAGGAGTTCATCCAGAATATAGAACTCATTATAGACATTGGCAATTTCTTTCAAAAAGTTATTTGGGTGGAAACGAATGGACAAAAGGTGAGTACCTAACGAATTATGTTTATGAAAGTAATAAAGAATATGGAAAACGTTTAGCAAGTACGCCATACGACAACCATGTTAAAAGTATAACACACATTTATAACAGCTTCTTATATAGAAATGAACCTAAAAGAGATTTTGGTTCATTAAAAAATAGACCAGAATTAGAAATGTTTTTACAAGATGCTGACTTTGAAGGAAGAACTTGGGATTCATTTATGAGAGATGTTAATACATGGAGTACAGTTTATGGACACGTATTAGTATTATTAGATAAACCTAAATCAAATGCAAATACAAGAGCCGAGGAATTAGATCAGTCTTTACGTTGCTATGCAAATTTGTATACACCAGAAAACATATTGGATTGGTGTTTTAAAAGAACTGAATCAGGGTTATATGAATTACAATATCTTAAATTATTAGAAATAGAACAACAAGCATATGGAAGACCAACAAAATATTATATAAGAGAATTCACACCTGAAAAAATTATTTTATATGCAGTTACTCCAACTGATCGTAATAAAATTGTACCAATTGAAGAAATGACAAATGAATTAGGAAAAGTTCCAGCTGTATTTGTATATGCAAATAGATCACCAATTAGAGGAATAGGGGTGTCGGACGTTTCTTCAATCGCTTCTATGGCGATGGCGATCTATAATGAGTGGTCAGAAGCAGAACAACTTATAAGATTAACAAACCATCCGTCACTCGTTAAAACACCAGAAGTAGATGCGGCGGCCGGCGCCGGTGCAATTATTACAATACCAAATGAAACCGATGCTGGGCTTCGTCCTTATCTTTTGCAACCAGGCGGACAGAGTATTGATGGTATATTAAAAAGTATTGACCAAAAAGTACAAGCAATTGATAGAATGGCAATGATGACAGGATTGAGAACGCAAGAAACCCGTCAGCAAAGTGGATATGCAATGGCGCAAGAATTTATACTTTTAGATTCTAAGCTATCAGAAAAAGCAAAGAACTTACAACTTGCTGAAGAACAAATATGGAGATTGTTTGCGGCTTGGACGGGAGAAGTATTCAATGGTTCAATAAAATATCCACTTTCATTTAATATTAGAGATAAGAATATGGATATGGATATATTAAAAAAAGTTTCAGAAACAGCAAAGAATATTTCATTAGCAGATCCTGGAACACAAGTATTAGTCAATAAAAAAATCAAAGAAATACTTGCTAAAGATGAAGAAGAGTTAGAAGAATTAAATAAAATAAAAATTCAAACTGTAGATCCAATTAGCAATGAAAAACCACAACCACAAAATTAAAAGTCTTAAAATAAGAATTTATAAAGTTGAAAAACTTATAGATAAAATGTCAAGACGGACAAAACGTCAGGCGAAGGATCTTATAAGATCTTGGGTGGATTGGTGGGCAATTAGAAAGGAGAAAATAATGCTTAAAAATAAATGGATATGGGCAGGAGTTATTGCAGTTGTTGTATTAGTTGTAGTATGGCAAACTGGAATATTTGCACCAACAGATATACCTGCTGTAGGAGAATAATAAAGAAATAATATGATTAACTTGTTTCTATTTGTATTTTTAATGGTATGTCTGTGTTATATAATACATAGATGGATAGAGGATACTTTTTAAATGATTAATGAGGTAGATTGCGATGGCAGGCACAAAAAACAGAAAAGGTCCGTCAATCCTAAAGCCAAAGTATTTTATAAAAGGCAGAGAAGTAAGACCTTGTCAAGTCTATCAAAAGAAGATTACCTCCAATGGCTACAAAATGTTAAGAGTGGCGAGTTTTGTAGATACAGGTGATTTAGTAAAGAACTCACAAGGTAGAGCAATGCCTTGGAGCGTTATTAATTTTGATTAATATGACATTTGATAAAGGCGCAACAACATTTGATTTACAAGACACAGAATTTTATGATCCTTATGAATTATTTGATAGAATAAAATATTCACATAGTCATCCTTATAGATTAGAAAGAGAATATAAAAAAGCCATAACTTGGTTTCAAGGACAATGTGTTGAGGATTTATAAATGCCATATAAAGGAAAACTAGGCGGTGCCGCAATTGAAACTTCTGTAAGCATAGCATTAGAAAATGCTTTTAAAGATTACATTGAATTAAACAGAAGAACTATTGATTGGCAGTCACAACAGAGTGCGTTTAGGGCAAGAAAAGTTTTACAAAAAATAAAAGGGTTAGTCCACAGAAGAAAACTTGAATTACTAACTTTGTATTCTATAGATCCAAAAAGATTAAAAAAAATTCAATAATGTTATCGTACATACATAACGACTTAAATATAATAATAAATAACAATAACTCAAACAACAGGAGGAACTGAAAATGGAACAGTCAAACAATCCAGAAGTCCAAGCTACGCAGACCATTGAGAACAAAGTAGACGACTCTAAAGTTAGTAAGCAATATAGCCAAACTAACAACCAATCTCAAGAAGAGGTATCAACACCGAAAACTTTTACTCAAGACGAGTTTAATGATGCAATGGCATCTGTACGTAAAAAAACAGAAGCAGGAGTATTAAAAAAATATGCTGGAGTAGATGTTAGCAAGTATCGTGATTTGTTACAAAAGGAAGAAGATAGTATCCTTGAAGAACAGAAAAAACGAGGTGAATTTGAAAAGATTCTAAAGGACACTGCTGAAAAGAAAGACCAAAGAATTAATCAATTACACAATCAGTTAAATTCAATTAAAGTTGATGATGCTATTATTTCATCCTCAGCCAAATACAAAGCCATTTCGCCTGCACAAATATCGCAGTTGATAAAAAGCCAAGTTAGATTGAATGAAGCTGGAGATGTTGAAGTTGTGGATAAGAATGGAACTCCACGTTATGCTGAATCTGGAGAATTATTAACGGTTGATAATTTGGTTAAAGAATTCTTAGATAGTAACCCGCACCATTTAAGTGCAGGCCCCAGCGGCTCGGGTTCCAAATCAAACACACAAACAGAAGGCATCGCCCCAGTTGATATCTCCAAGTTGGATATGACAGATCCAGCACAAAGAAAAGTGTATGCTGAGTACAGAAAAAAACAAGGCATACAATAATACTAACCATTAGACAAAGGAGATAAAAAATGGCGAGTGAAACTAAACTAGCATCCGGTGGTGTTGATGATTTAATTGCATCAATAGTAGCGGAAGCACAATTTGTGGCGGCTGAACGTTCTGTAATGAGAAATCTTGTTAAGAACTTTACAATCCCACAAAACAACGGTGGAATGGTATTACAAGTACCAATCTACTCAACACCAGCGGCGGCGGCAGTTGCAGAAGCAACTGACTTGTCAAATACTGCTGTAACAACATCAAAAGTTGACATTACACTTGGAGAAAAAGGTGTAATGACTACTGTAACGGATCTTGCTTTGAATTATTCAAAACAAAACGTTATTAGTGACATGGGAAGACTTTTTGGTGAAGCAATAGCTAAGAAAATAGATACAGATTTAACTGCATTGTTTTCTGGCTTTTCTACGTATGCACTAGGAAGTGCAACAGACACACAAACTGAAATGACTGCCGCACATCTTTTTGCCGCACAAGCAAAATTAAGAGGTGCTGGAGTTCCAGGAAACCTAGTAGGTGTGTTCAATCCTAAATCATTGTACAACTTAAAGAAAACAATGACATCTACGTTTATACCGCAAGGTGCAACAGGTGTTGTTAATGATGCAATGAGAGAAGGTTATGTAGGAAGAATTGCTGGAATCGATATCTACGAAACAAGTAACGTAGAACAAGATTCTGCAACTTCTTGTGTTAACGGCGTATTCGCACGTGATGCACTTGCAATAGCAATAGGTTCAGACCTAAAAATTGCTACTCAAAGAGATGAGTCAATTAGAGGTACTGAAGTTGTAGCAACAGCGGTTTATGGTGTTTCTGAATTACATGACTCTTATGGAGTTCAAGTAGTTACAGACAATACTGTATCCTAATAATTGATAAAGAGGTTTAACCTCTTGCTCAAATACATTAAAGGCCCTGTAGAAATATGGGGCCTTTTCTTTTTATGAAAAAAATCTTAAACATTTATAGATGTAATACTACAAACTTAGGTGATTTATTATCAGCACCATATTTGTATTTTGAAAAATTAGGAAATAAAATTGCTGATATCAAACATTTTAAATATCAAGATAAAGCAGATGTAGTAATAGTAGGAGGTGGTGCACTAATCAGTCGACTGAAAACGAAATGGATAAATTGGTTTTTGGATGGGCATGGAAAAGTAAAACCAAAACAAGTTATTCTATGGGGAGTCGGAGGAGATCAGGATAGTATTGATTGGTTTCGCCGGGTTTCCAACATATGTTGGAAACCACTTGTATTTCAGAGAGATAAAGTAAAATACAAATATTCACAGTATGGACCGTGTGTTTCTTGTATGCATAAACTTTTTGGTAAACATAAAATTAAAAATTCGAAAAAGATTTTAGGGATATCTGCTTCTAAAAAACCATTAGGGCATTCACAGTATTTTGATGCACATATTGATAATGAATTTAAGAGTTTGCAAGAATTTATAGATATAGTTAATGATTATGAATTTATAGTAACATCCTGCTATCATCCTGCCCTTTGGAGCACATGGTTAGGTAAAAAAGTTATTGTTAGCATTGATGCTAAACATACTGCTAAACATACTTTTAAGTTATACCATATGGCGCATCAACCTATAATATGTAGAAATAACATACAACTTAATAATAAGAATGAACTTGATACATTATTGCAACAAGCAAAAACTTTTCCAACTGCTCATGAACAAGATAGAACAAGAACTGAATACATTTGGAATCAAGTTCATCATATGTGCTAATAATAATATAGGGCCTTTTTCATTAGTGTTTTATATTTCCAAATTTCCAATAAATAAAAACAGCAAGAAGGACTTGCACATCACTTAATAAGGAGGACTATAAGTGGCTAACTACTCAGCAGATTCGGACTTAGAACAGTACGAACCAGACATAAAAAATTATGGAATCCAAGATTTTTCGGATCTCCATGCATTAAGCACAGCAGATATAAAAAGAGATATTGAAATCGAATGGTGGCCTAGAGCAGGTTATGGACGATATGATATTTCTACAGGTTCCGTTGCAGAAATGGAAGACAGCTTATTACAAGACAGCCAATGGACAAGAGCGGCAGTCTATCATGTATTAGGCTATTATGTGTATCCACGCTTATCTACGTTTGATCCTAACGGCGATGTATTCAGAGAAAAAATGGCTTATTATAGACAAGAATACAAAACAGAATTTGATAAAATTTTAAGATTAGGAGTCAAATACGATTACGACAGCAGTGGGGACATTACAGCATCAGAGAAAAAACCTACACACTTCAATCGACTCGTAAGATAAACAAGATATGAGTGCTAGAGAAAACATAGCTAAAGATATTGTTGAACAATTACAAAATATGAGTAACCCAGCACCCGCTTTGGTTACAAGAGAGTTTTTTGAATTTGACAAATTAGCAATTACACAATTTCCTGCTATTTTAGTTGTTAGTGGCAAAGAAGAAAGAGAAGATATTAGTTTAGCTGAAAGACAAGGTACATTAGAAGTTGAACTACGTTGTTTTGTTAGGGGCACACAATTAGATACAATTCGTAATAATGTAATCGAGAGAGTGGAAGAACAACTTGAGGACGAAGGCAGAGATCGTAATATAACAGCGGATAATACAGTTACACATTACGTAAATTCAAATATAACAAATATAGAAGTAATTGAAAGAGTTGCTCCAATTGGGCAAGTTAATTTAACACTTACAGTTACGTATGTATATAAAAGAGGTAATGCATAATGGCGATACAAATGTATGATAAACAAGGGAATTCTAAAATAGTTGAGAACCCACAAGTTCAAGACCATTTAAGATCAGGCTGGAAATTTAAAAAACCTGTTGTGACTGAAAAGCCACAGAAAGAAATCCAAACTAAACCACATTGGCGACAGCGAAGAAGAATTAAAATACTGAAGGCTGAAGCTGATGTAATTAATAATAATAATAAGGAGGATGAATAATGGCAACAAATACAGCCGTTTATTCGGGGCATTCTGGCGTTGCAAAATTTGACGTTGGTGGCTCAGCAACATTAGTAGCTTCAATTACAGCATTTGGTATTAGTAATACTGGCGATGCTTATGAAACTACTGTTTTAGGGAGTTCCGCAAGAACTTACCTACCAGGGTTAACAAGTGCTACTGGAACTTTAAGCCTACTTTGGAGAGATGATGATGCCGCTCAATTAGCATTATATTCTGGACCAGGGGCGGCCGCGGCAACATTAGAACTATACCCATCAGGACAAGGTACTGGTATTAAATTATCAGGAGAAGTTATTGTAACATCACATTCTATAGATACAGGATTGGATGGAGCAGTTACTTCAGAAGTGGCAGTGCAGTTCACAGGTGCGATAACAAAAGCTGACCTGTAAGGAGATAACATCAAATGAAGGTTAGCTTTAATGCAAGAGCACTTATTAAAAAAGTAGATGACAATGTTAATAAAACAGTGGGATCTATTAGTGCGGCCTTGCTTAATGCGGTCAGACAAATATCACCTGTACGTTCAGGCCTGTTTCAAAGAAGTTGGAGAATAACTGGAAGTAAGAAAAGATATAAAATATCTAATCGACAACCATACGGCCATGCTTTAGAACACGGTAGAAGTAGTCAAGCACCTGGGGGTGTAGTCGGACCAAGTATAAGGACAACAATAAAATAAGGAGATATGAATGAGTATAACAGATAAGATAGCAAAACACTATCAATCATCAATAGGCGGGGGTTTAGAAAAACTTCACGTGGAAGAGTTGGACACTGACATTTATTTCAGAACAACTTATCCATTAACAATTGAAAGCAAAATAATTTCTTTGCAATCACAGGGACTTACAATTGAAGCCTTAGTAGAAAGTATTATTCAAAAAGCAAGAGATAAAGATAATAAACCTTTATTTCAAGATGCTGATAGAATTAAATTGATGAATGAAGCCGATCCAACTTTAATAGTTAAGATCGCGGGTGCTATTAATAATGCTAAACTGACTGCAACACAGGTAGATTTAGCAAAAAAATAGAATCCAGTGCGGAGTTAAGGTTTGTAATGATGCTGGCAGACAGATTGCATAAGTCTGTCGAGGAAATATTGCAAATGACGACACTGGAAATTGAATTGTGGGCTGGCTATATGTTGTATGAGCATAATGCAAGTAAAAAAACTATGGGACAACAACAAATAACACAACCACAACGGCCTAGGAGGAAACATAGATAATGGCTGATGCCAAACAACGATTATTAATTGACGTACAAACTAAAAACGAAAAAGCACTTGGAAGACTTAATAATAGTGTTAATAAACTTAGTAAAAGTACTTTTAGTTTAGGTTCAGCGGCCAAACTTGCAATGGGAGCCATGGCGGCTGTTGGTGCAGTTAAAATTATTAAATCTTTTATTAAAGTAGGTCACGAAGTTGAATCATTAAATTTAAGATTCAAATATTTGTTTGGTAGTGCTGAAGAAGGTTCTAAAGCATTTCAAGAATTAAACAAATATGCGGCGACAGTTCCATTCTCTCTAGATCAAATTGCGGCAGGGTCGGGTAACCTGGCTACCGTAGCTGGTGATGCTAAAGGGTTAGCAGAAATAATGGAGATTACTGGTAACGTAGCGGCTATATCAGGATTAGACTTTAAGACTGCCGCTGAGCAAATACAACGTACCTTCTCTGCGGGAATAAATGCGGCTGATT